ACTCAGTCTGTGGGTATGGGTTTAACTGCGTGGTGTTGGAAATGCCCGTAGCCATTAGTTTTCCCCACCAGTTGCTTTTAGGTTAGCCGAGATAATTACAGCGTTGATAGGGTCGCTTACAACCACTTCAAACACTCTATCTCTAGCCATACCCAATCTGCGCCAAATAGCACGATTCTTGTATTTACCGATTTGACCAATAGAAGTCCAATGCTCGCTTGACCATGTAGAGCCGCCATCGTTTGACCAACGAAGCATAGCCTGCGGGTCAGCGCCTACTGTTTCGCTATTTAAAGGAGTAGTAGTGCCAGAAATGCCCACGCCAGGCTGAAACTGAATCTGCAATTCATCAAAGTATTGGCGCTGAAAGTCAGACACCAAGTGAGGCGCTCTGCGAAGCCTGCGGGTGTATTGACCATTGTCGGTGTAGTTGTTCTTGTCTATTTCGTAGATTGAACCATTTTGATAGTCACCCACCAAAACTAGACCTTGGAACACAGCACAGCAATTACCCCTATGACGGGTGTATGTTCCATTATTGTTGGTGTATAGCCATTTGTGCCACATTCCAGAGGCTAAGTCATACGCCCAAGTTAACTCTAGAGTTGGGAAAGACACTACATAAACTTCGTGACCTTCTAACTGATAAGTCCATGCAATAGCGTCATCTACATATTGATTGGTTATGGAGTTCTCAACCGCGTGGTTGGATATGCGAGTAGGAACATACCCTTTCATCTGCATAATCTGTGCTTGACCTCGGTTGTTGCGCGATACATAACAGAATGAATCGCCAAACCTAGCAAGGGAAAATTTAGCCGCAATGCCGTGTTGGGTGTTAGTGCCTGGGATTCTTGAGAATGGGAAAGGGTTTCCACCTACATCAGTCCATACCTCAGAGGAGTTCTCACCCATTAGGTAAACTTCTCGGTGGTCAACAATAAGCGCCACTAGGTTATCTGGTGAGCCATCTTTGCTAGAAAACGATGTGTTGCCAGAAATAGGGGATAAACCCCCAGATGCCCCCCATTGCTGAGATGCAGGGCGGTTATATACAAAGTAGTTATCAACAATGTCGCAAGTCTCACCGCCCGTAAATGCACCATCGCTTGATGGCAACACAGTCCAATTAAGAGCGTAAAGAGATGCGCCAACAGCCGTATACATTTGTTCTGATGCGATTGTCTGCGAAGCGCTTACTGTGTAACTTTGACCACTAATAGCGGTAGAAGCCGTTGCGGTTGTTTGAGTTGTATTCCAAGTACTACCCGTTCCGCTACCACTTATATTTGAGGTAATACGAGTGCCTGCCGTTACATTTGTGCCAGTTAACACTTGACCAACAGAAATAGTGCCAGAAGTTAGCACGCCAATCGTCAAAATTCCAGTAGTAACGGCAATACTTGAACCCGTAGAGGTAAAAGGATTAGATGCTGTTATGGTAGTTCCATCAGTTACGCCAGCACCATATACATATTGACCAACCGATATTGTTCCGCTATTTACAACAGTTGCACTTAAAACTGTGCCAGCAATTTGCCCCGTAAAATTAGAAGAAGAAGAAGTTTGAGAGTTGTTAACTGTATATGTTCCAACCCCACCAGTACCAGTACCAAGAGCCGTAATAATCGTTTGAGCAGTTATGCCAGAACCTTGAATAGTCTGACCAACATACAAAGTTCCGCTAGTAACAGACGTAACATTTAATGTTGTAGCAGTTATTGCACCAGTAAAAATAGCACCAGCGCTAGAGGTATACATCTGACTAGAAGCAATGCTTTGGGATAACCCTATGGTGTATGTACCCGCACCACCGCTACCGCTACCAAGAGCCGTTATAACTGTTTCTTGTAACGCGCCCACAGCAAATAGGTTTTGACCGACAGCAATAGTTCCAGACTTCATAGTGGCAACAGTCAAAGTCGTGCCAGATGTAGAACCCGTAAACACAGCCGCAGTCACAGTAGAAATACGCCATGTATAACGATATGTGCCATCAACTATGTAAGCATTTATGCCGTTATCAGATATGGTGACGCGACCAGAGGTGCTATTTAACTGACCAATCATCGTGGGAGTTAATGTGTTGTTAAACACATACACATAAGGCCCACAAACGGCAAGCATCCGAGTACCGCCAGAAAGGGTGCGTAAACCACGAACTTCTTGTTGGTTTGGCAGAATAGATTTAATAGTAAGACCTGGCGTTGGGTAAAGCGCAACTACGCCTCGGTCGCCAGGCTGTTTGAGCGGGTCAACCTCTGGGAGGAAGTTTATGCACTCATTCGAGTCTTGGTAAACCGAATTTGCAGGATAAGAAGGGCCAACAAAGCCAAAGTCTGCCATTTAGACAAAGCCCCCAGTAAGAATCCAGCCAGCGTCTTTAGAGCGTGAGTTCATCAAAGCGTCTGGGTATCTTGCCACTTGCAACGGACTCATATTGTTGCGCTTGATTGTTGCCTTTGCTTGAGCTGCATAAGCGTTAATCATCTGTATCTGTACAGGTGATGCCTTGCCATACATAGGCATTAAACGCTCGGCTAGACACCAGCGTAACGCCATTGAGTAGCCTTGTGGCAAAACAATAGGGTCATACAAAGTGTCATATCTGCTAAATATGGTGTTAGCAAACAAGTGCATCTCACCCTGAGAAGGATTTGGCCACACAAACAAATTGCCGGTATCTGCGCCAGGATTAAAGTAAATCGCCTTTGGCCAAGGGCCGTTTAGCGTCTTCAAGCCAATCATCTCGTAGTCTTGCAGCGCCAACACGGAAACTGTGTAATCTAGACCACCATTTATTATGGGCTGACCATTTGAATTGGTGTTAATCCGCACAAACGCAGAGTTAATCTGCAAAGGCTTTTCATAGTAAGCAGTTATTGCAGTTGAGGATACTGTCTGAGTAATGTTGAGTAGATAAGTACCTACCTCGTTAATATTACCGCCAGCGCCCGTTAAAAAGTCAACAATCTTTGTGCCAGAGGTAATTCCTGTACCCTTTAGGGTTTGCCCTTGGGCTACTGCACCAGAACTAATAGCGGTAACAGTCAATACATTTCCAGTAATTGAGCCTGTGAAAGCTGCGCCAATGTAGTTAGCGGTTGATGCTACTGGGCCAATCGTGTACTGGGTCTGACCGGCTATGACTGGGAAAATAATCTCAGTCGTGTTGTAAACCATCATGTCCTCGTTAGACCATTGGTCTATGAGGTCGTTCAGCATATCTAAAGCATCTGTCGCGGCTTCTGAAGTCGGAGTTTCTCCAGCCTCTAAAGCACCTATGTCTTTTAATGCTCTGCTGATAATGTCAATAGGCTGAGTCATGGTTTATCCCAAATTTGGCGTAAAAACTTGTGGAAGCCATGGTGGAATAACCTTTTGCTTTTCTAAGGCTATTACCTGCTCTTCTAGGCGTGATTCTATTATATTTTTGCCTTCTCGTATAGAGTCAGCCTTAACCCAAGCAATGACATCTTCCTCTGTAACTTCATCAAATGGCTTACGCAGAACTGGGTCACCAAAAGCCCAATAGCCCTCAGTTTCCACTATGGTGTCTATTTCTCGTGCCACTACGCTGTACTTTACATTTGTAATCAATCCGTCAGTAGCGTCAATGTCGTGTATTTTCCATGTATGAGTAATCATATTAAACCTTTGGATACTTTGCTTTAACCGCTTGGCAGTCGGCTATATATTTGTTGATTTGGTTTTGGTCACCTTTGGCTATGCCATCAAGGTAGTCAGTAAATGGTGGGTATTCAGAAGCGCGTTTTTCCGCATAAGTTCTTGCGGCTTGGGCTGCTGCTTGCATGGTTGCGCTGATAGTGGCAGCTTCTGCATCCGTAATCTGAACAGAACCAGCAGGAAGTAGATGAACAAATAAATCGTCATCAAGAAAATGTACGGAGTTATCAGGTGATTTGTAGTGCATAAGTTTTCCTTAACGCAGTTCGACAACCGCTTGATATGTTCCTGTTAAAGAATAAGTAGCGCCAGGAGGAATAATTAGTGTAAATGGGTTATTTGTAGATGACGATGTTGCTCTAGTAATTGTTAATCCATTTATTGCTAAAGTAACTGCATCCGCACCATTAGACCATGATGTAAGCGTTATAGGTTTTCCAGTAGTGTTGTAATAAGTTGTACCAGACGTTCTTGTTACTGTTTGCCAAGTCTGCCCATATCCCAAAGAACTCATAGACGCTAAAGCCTGGCCACCATAACCTTGAATAGTTGATGGCGCTGTTAACCATGTTCCTGCTACTGTTTGCGTAGATTCAATATAACCAATTACACGGAAAGCAACACTTGTTCTAGCAGTAGTAGAGTAAACAGTGCTTGCTGATGTAGAACTAGCACTTATTGCTGTGGTTGTAAGTAATGTTGTTTCGTCAAGATTATTACCACCAGAAATATTAACTACTGCTAATTCTATTGTTCCAGCATTATTTAATGCAATCACCACCAAACGAGATTGAATTGTGCTTACTGTACCCAAAGTTGCTGTGCTTGGAACTACTAAATTAGATGGAGTACCAGAAACAGTAGTAACAGTTCCGCTGCCAAGAGTAGTAGAACGAAAATCAAGTGAAAGTGCTGATGCTGAAATTGTTAATGCATTAGTTGCAACTGATGCAGAAATAGGTTGAATTTGTGGTGATGATGCTGAAACAGAAGCCCAAGATGTATTTGTTCCATTTGTGGTTAGGTATTTTCCTGAATTGCTTGTCTGGCTAGGTGCTAAAGCATTAAAAGCCGCATTAGCCGTAGTTTGACCTGTTCCACCATTTGCTATGGCAACTGTTCCAGTTACATTTGCTGAATTGCCACCAATAGATAAACTAGCCGCTGTGCCTGTCAAACCAGTACCCGCGCCAGTAAACGATGTAGCGCTTAAAACGCCTGTTGATGGCACAAAACTTAATTTGGTAGACGATGTTGTAGCGCCCACATTGCCTGTGGTGGCAGATGAAATAACTGGGTAATAAGTAGATACCGAACTTGTATTGTCAGTAATTGCTATGTTGGTAGCATTTGTTGCTGTTGTTGCCGTTGTTGCAGAGCCAGCCGAGCCGTCAATGTTTGTGCCTGTCAGACTTATTGAAGCAGACGCTCTATTTAGCGCAACCGCAGTCGTACCAATATAAACAGTTGAATTTCCTAAAACTGCACTTGGAATAGTTCCTGATAGATTGCCTGCCGTCAGACTGGTCAGACTAGCACCAGAGCCACTAAACCCAGTAGCAGATAGAACGCCCGTAGAGGGGTTAAATTGGTACTTGGTAGAGGCTACATACTCTGTGCTAATTGTTCCGCTTGTAGCGTCCGCATATAGCGGATAGCGCACAGCATTAGTGGTTGTATCGTCTGTTATTGTGATTGATGATGATGGGCTTGTCCAAGTAGGCGTTCCAGAGCCGTTGGAGGTTAGAACTTGACCTGTTGTGCCAGCGGCAGTAAATGCGTAAGCAGTACCAGACCCATAGGCAATAGCACCAGCAGTAGGAGTAGCCGTTCCATTTGTACCGCCTCCAATAATTCCAACAACACCCCAAGCAGGCGCGGCAGCTGAACCAGCAGTTACTAATGCTTGACCCGATGTGCCAAAGCCTGTTGTACCTGATAACGCAGGCGTTGTGCCTAAGTTAGTAGAGAAACCTAGCGCACCAGTTACGTTGATAACATGGGCAGATTGACCAGTAGTACCCCAAGCGAAATAGGATTTATACCCGTTTCCAGAGCCAAAAGTTAAATCACCATCATGTCCAGATAAGTAAATGCCGTTGTTAATTGAGAAAAAGTCGGCTGGTGTAGACGCGCTATATACAGTTGAATTCATGCCGAATTCACCATAATAAGTAGAGTCTGTTCCAGAATCGTTACTTAATACATAGTTTGTTGATGCGCCAGCAGTTGCCGATTTGTTCTGCAACAAATGCTGTAAGTAACTATTAGCAATCGTTGCACCAGCCGCATAGGGCGAGTTAGAAGCGTTAAAACTTAGCGTTGGAGTCGTGCTAGTTGAACTGCTTGTGCTAATAAAAGTAAAAGCACCAGTCGATGCGCTTGATGCACCAATAGTCGTGCCGTTTATTGTTCCACCAGTTATAGCAACAGCATTGGCATTTTGTGATGCCATCGTGCCAGCGCCAGTTATGTTTGCAAAAGGTATGGTCGTTGAGGCAGTCATTGCGCCTGTTCCGTTGCCATAAACATAGCCTGTGAGGGTAGATGCACCCGTTCCACCAGACGGAACACCAATAGGGCTTGTTAGGGTTGCAATAGTGCCACCCGTAATAGCCACATTGTTGGCGTTTTGGGTTGACATTGTACCAAGCCCTGATACATCTGAGTTAGGTATGCTTGCAACAGTTGTAAATGGCGTTGTGCCATTGGCTTTTAGGTAACCAGCGGCAAAAGTCGTTGCTCCAGTACCGCCATAAGCCACACCGATGGTCGATGCGTTCCATGTGCCTGCGGTTAGCGTTCCAACACCAGTAATACCCGTGTAAGACCCGCTTAACAGGCTAGAACTAAATGTGCCAGAGGTCGTTTGGCTTGCAGAAATAGCGATATTTGACGCAGTTAGCGAGGTCAGTTGACCTTGTGCGTTAACTGTTGCAGTCAATGTCTGTGATGCCGAGCCGTAAGAACCCGCTGTTACACCAGTATTTGTGATGCTAAATGTGTTAGACGCTAAAGATAGACCTGTGCCAGCAAAGTAAGTGCCAGAACCAGAAAATTGCACCCAAGGCATTGCAGTAACGTCAATAGTTCCTGTATCTGCGGCAGTTGTTACCCAAGATGTGTTTGCATTTGTAGAGCCGTTGATAACAACTGTGTATGCGCCAGGCACTTCTGACCATACATCCATGTCTACTGAGCGTGTCCAAGCGGTTGCAGACGCTATATAGATGCCGTTTTGGGCAGAACTTGTTTGATTTTTTACCAATACCCTGTCACCAGATAGCGTGGTGTAGGTATCTATTGTTTGTAGCCCTGATAACGTGATGTTTGCTGTTGTAGCGCACTTCACAGCCTGTTTAGGGCTTAATCCTTGAGCAATCGAGTCAACATAATACTTGTTGGCTATGTCCGAGTTTGACGTTGGGCTAGTCGTTACTTGCCCTGTTGTTGTAAATATATTGGTAAAAACCCCCGTTGATGGGGTAGTCGCACCGATAGTCGTACTGTTTATGGTACTGCCGGTGATATTTAAACCAGACTGACTAGGATTTATAGTCGCAAAGAATGGCTGACCCTGACCAATAAAGGTATTGAACGTGTTATCTAAATTAAATAACGCCTGTACAGGTAATAAATTCTGTACAGCAGAATTGGCAGGGTTCGCCATAACGCCCCTTTAAGATTGGTCAGCGGTAGGAGTTACATATAACAAGCCAGCAGTTCCAGAACTGGATTTTGCTGTCAAGTAGTATGGTGTAGAGGGAGAAGCAATAACCATAGGGCTAGTCATCACGGGCGGCAGAACGAAATCTCCGTTAGTGCCGTCTGTTGGAAAGACTGGTGCGCCTGGGTCTGTTGTTCCCATCTTTATCGCAATAGGACTTGCGCCCAAATTGAGGAAAGATGTGAAGTTAACTTGGTCGTTAGTAGAGTCATCAATCAAAACTGCCGCATGAGCAGTAGAAGTAACTGATAACGCTACTGTTGGGCCAACATTGCGTAATACAGATGTATTAGCCATTACAGTTGCGCCACATGAAGAATTCCAAAATTAAGCGTTAAAGCCTCAGAAAGAGAGCCTGCGCTTGCGTTTGAAATTACAACAGTAAAAGTGCCAGCCGCCACAG